TGAGCTGAGTCTGCTCGGCAGTAGCCTCAGCACGCGACTTTCGCCTCTCCGCTACCTCTCTCATGTCGAATATCAGGTCCTGTGATAGCCCGTTCCGTTCAAAGATGAGGTCGATCCAGCTGTCCCAGTTCACCTTGTCCATGGTCTCAGGCTTGATCTGGAACACCTGAGCAGCCTCAGCAAGGGTCCTGTTGAGCCTCCCCATCTCCACCTGGTCCTTCTGGGCCTGAAACAGAGCACCTACATACTCGATGTCCAGCTCGACACCGGACAACGTCACTGCGTCCGGAGGGGCAGGCATCCGCCCAGACCGCATCTCAAGGACCATGACGCGCTGGAACATGGGATCATAGAGCTCTGAGGACTGCCTCGCTACCGTAGGTCCAAGGACGTTGGCCTGCTCAGCACGGAGCTGCTCGACCTCGGTAGCAGTCATCGTCTTGCCCTGACGGACCTGCATCATTACAAAAAAGTCTACGAGGTAGTGCTGCCTAATGATGTTTCGTAGATCATCCAGTAAATCCTTGCCAATCGGGTACTGAACACCGGTAACAAGGGGTCTGATCATCCGATTCGCGTCCAGATCGTAGTAGTTTCGGCCGTCTGGCCTTATTTGCTCCCGTCCTCGCATCTCTCTGGGTATCTGATACGGGGGCTTGGCAGCCATGTCACCTACTGTTAGCATGTTCTTGGCGTGGTGGTTGAGCGTCATCACATCAACCAGGGCATCTAGCCCCGGACCGCGCCCGTATACCTCTCCTGAGTTCTTGCGCCAGCGCCACGTCACGTACGGTGACTCGACGTGTCCCCCCTCCTCAATGACGTCCTTCTCGTTAATCTCCATGTACCAGGAGGCGAACGGCATCCTCAGTGGATCTAACGGGTGATCACCACCCTTTCTGGGCTCGACAACATGTAAGAACTCGAACATGTCGAGGTGAGTCTTCGGATCTTCCGCCGACTTCACCAATCGGTCGCTCAATCGGTCCCCGGGGAACATCTCGATCGCGTTTCTCGCACTCATCTGGAACGGCCGATACCAGGTGTCCACCTGGTGGTGCCTGTTCTCGTCGATATAGACCGCATACGGATGAATTGCCGTAAAAACCGGCATATCGTTAGTCAGATCATCGTCGATGTGCATCGTTGCCGTGCATATCGTCGCTCCATCCTCAACAGTCGGACCTAATTCCTCGTAAAAGTTCGCTCTCCGGTACTGAGCGTAGATATGCTTGGCAAATTTGTGTGCCCACGCCTGTACCTCGACGTCATTCTCCACCTCAGGGTTCCGTACCGTGAATCGAGCCCACTCCTGGGCAGGATTGGCCGTCTGGCCGATCAGACCATTGACCATCTGGTTCACGTAGTAGACAGGTGAGCCGTCATAGACGTCAGTTCCGCGCCTCTTGCCCGCCATGTCGTGGTGCGCCATGATTTCCCCGCCCTTAAACTGACGAGACGGAGCTATGTAACGCGCAGCATCGACCCATTCCTTCTCAATGCGGTCACGACGCTTTCGTAGCTGCTCGAACGTGGATTTTAGCCTCTCAGCTACTTCCTGACGCTCAGTATTACTGAGCACAGAGAACTGAGGAAGGCGCATCGCGCTTGCCTTGGAGGAGGGAGCGCGGGCCTCTATGTCACTCACTATACGTCACTCATCCCCGACTGTCAACCAGCCTACGTCTTCCAAGAGGATCTGGCAACGAGGCTATATCCTTCTCGGAACTTCTCTGCTCATTCAACGGATCGTAATCATCATCAAGATGAACGTGATCAGGCGCTACCTCATCAACAGAGGGCCCCACCTTACCCAAGTACCACGCACTTAGCATCATAGCCATCACACAGTCGTCGTGCGTCGACTCCAGCATGGCCTCGTAGTGGTCATGCGACTTGCCTGTCATCGGATTAGTTCGCATCTTCATCTGGTAAGCCCTGAGCTCCTTGATCAGGATCTCAGACATGTCCTGGTCGTCATGAACGATCCCAGGAACAATCCTCAGCCGGTTCGACTGCATCATCGATTGCGCCTTGATGGCCAGGTCTCGTAATGGGACCGAATACCCCGAGTCGTGCTTGCTCACTTCCTTCCCACCATGAATCAAAATCGGCACGGGTAATAGATTGCGCTCCTGCATGATCTCAATGATCGGCTCCCCCACCCCAGTTGCGTCACATACAAGAACATGGTCGGGAGCTACTTGCGGATGGTCCAGTACCATCTCCACCATGTCAACAATAGCGTGATAACGTGTCCCTAGAGGTATCCTCCGTATGTCGACTACACTCATAGTCGTAACGTAGCGCATAGGGGACGTGTAAGCCTCGTACGTCCCTGGTAGGGCCTCTATCGTCTGAAGTACTGGCTCAGCCTCCAGGGTGGCTATAGCCGCATGGTCAGTCCTCTTGCCAAAGTCCACGCCGACCCCAAACCTCGTCATCTGACCTCAGCCACGGGCAAATAACGGTGACTTGTCTGCCGCCACAGGAATGCTGTCAGTCGTAGCAAACAACGGTGACTTGTCCGTAGACATCGCCTCACTAATCATTTCGTCAGTAAAAATCGCTGTCATCAAATCAATGAACTTGCACTCATACTCCTGCTCAAACCATATAGGACCAAGCTCATCCCGCTCAACCTCCAAGAAATCCTTCGTAATCCTCGGACATTCATGCCCAGTCACCGAAAACTTGGTCCAGATCCCAGATGGATTCGCCCATGCTCTGTAAAAAAAACCCTGCTTGCCAAACGGAGAGCTCATCAAAATCAACGGAGAGTCCGGCTTCGTCGCCCTCATCGGACGTACACTCCGATACAACGCATCCGGCACCACAGCCGCTTCGTCAATAATCATCATGTCAGGAGCTGAAAAGGACCTCACCTTCGCGTGATTCGCCGGTAAGGCAACTATCCTCGACCCGTTCGCAAACTCGACCATCGTCTGGTTGTCTCGCGTAGCGTCAACGTCGTCCTTGCGTATAGACCCAAGGTCCTTTGCCTTGCGTAACATCTCAATCGACTGCCGCTCAGCTGCCGCAAAGATCAATATCAGCGACCCCGGCTCCTGTACCGCCTTGCGCCATGCTTTCGCTCCCGCCAGCGTTGACTTACCCCACTGCCGGCAACACGTCAGTATCTGATAGGTGTCGTCACACTCCAGGAACGGGATCTGGTCCTTTCCCGGCTCCAGCCCCGCCCGACGCACGAACGTCACCGGGTCCACCGTCTCCAGAAGTGATTGCGAGACCGCTGTCGATGCCAGCGAGTGCAGATACCGCCCGCTGTCGAAGGTCGGGGCTGACTCGCGCAGCTTCGGCAAGGATTTGCCGGACAACTCCGAAGGAATCCGATCTGAGGAGCTGAAGGACGAGGGCTTCGACGTTCTGGACGGACTCAACCGCTCGGACATGCTTCCAAACTTCTCCCTTCCGGTTCGTTAGCCAAAATTTGCACGCGGCAGTATCCGGCGGTAGGTGCCTCTTAACGGCATGCACGTCGCCGTTCCTGTCTACTACCTCTTCCCGATAGTCGTATCCCCGAGCTCGGTCGAACAGCGCCGCTTCTACCTCTTCGTCCGGCCCATGCTTACCCTCCGCGAGCGCATCCGCAAACTCAGTGTACTTGAGCGCCCAATTGGTCAGCGTCCTAGGCGAGACACCCATACACTTCGCAATCTCCGGCCCTATCTTTCCCTCAGCCGCTAACGCTCGCGCCGCCCTTGGGTGCATGTACGGGTTGTAGAGCGATTTCACCGGACCGCGCCTACACCATCACGCCAAACTGTTCCAGGACGGTCGCACCCCTTACCGCCTCCCCATGCCCACGTACAAGCACCCGCAGTTGGTCGCGTACCTCACCCCGCATCGATAGGAGCGCCGATATCTGACGGTCATCGTCGATGATTCCTGACGCCTGTAGCGCGTCCCCAACGGGCTTGAGTGCATCGATGTCGTGCCTACTTCCTACGATGACGGTCACGATTACCTCATCACTTCCAAAACTTTGCCCACCCGCCTGAACGCGGAACGTCAGCGTGAGGTCAGACAAAAACTTCCGATAGGCCGACGTCTTCACCAACCGTCGTCCACCACGTGCAATCGTATGCCAGCGGTTGACCCCGATCACGGGACCGTCCCAGCGCAGCGACAATATCGTCACGCTGACGGATCGGCACGTTGACGCTGACGCCATACCGCCAGCGCCGAGCGCGAGAAAAGAGCCGCGTGCCCCATCGGTTCGTACGGCACCCGGCGCTCGGTCACAAGCTGACGAAGGTTGGCCACCGTCATCCCGAGATACCGCGCTGCCTCGGAGTACCCTATCAGCTCCACGTCACCACTGAAGGCCCTAACCACCTCCTCACCCTACCGCACCCACCACGTGGAACGCCACGACCCACGCACTTCGTCGGAAGACAGTGACGGAAAGATGGCCCGCCGAAATTAAGGGGCGGATTACAAGCGCACGCAGGCTTGTGGCCGACCAAGGCCGGCCCATACGGAGCCGTGGTCGCCCGACGGAGCTGCCAGAATCTTTACGGTCCGCAGCGCTAAGCCAACACAATCGCCGCCCGTCATAAAAAAGATTCGAGAATCGGTCGATTACGCCCTATAAGGGGTTGTGTTGCGTTGCATTATATGCTTTACTGAGTGCGTACCCTGAGGAGAGACACAGATGACACAGGACACAGAGCAGATGGGCGAGGGCCTACGAGATACCCTCATCAAAGGGCTTTTTGTAGCGACGAAGGCATGCACCCAAGGGAGGAGCGAAGAGATGGCGGCTTACAGACACACCTACGATGACGGTCACGATTACCTCATCACTTCCAAAACTTT